ATGCATTGTGATGGCAGTGATGGTATTGGAAAACTTAAAATCATAGAAACACCGATGGGAAACATTGCAAAAGCATTGTTAAAAGCAGGTGCGAAATTGGGCGTAAGTAGTAGAGGTAGTGGTAATGTTAACGAAAGTGGTCGTGTAAGCGACTTTGACATTGTGACTGTCGACATTGTGGCCCAGCCCAGTGCACCAGATGCTTATCCAAAGACAATCTATGAAAGTTTGTATAACATGAAAGGCGGAGAAGCAATTCACAGAGTTGCTTCGGCCGTTACACACGATAAAAGTGCAGAAAAACATTTAATGAAGGCGATGTCGGCCTTTATTAGAGAACTAAACTTAAAGTAAAAGTAGGAGACCTACTATGGCAGTGACATTTAATGAACTACTTGAAGGGACTGATCTTTCGGAAGAAATGAAAGGTTCTATTCAAGAGGCTTGGGAGTCACGTTTGTCCGAAGCAAGAGACGAACTTACTGCTGAACTTAGAGAAGAATTTGCACAACGTTACGAGCACGATAAGGGCTTGATCGTTGAAGCAATGGATAACTTTATTTCTACTAAAGTAACAGCAGAAGTTGCTGAGCTTGCAGAAGACAGGAAGGCGTTGGCCGAGCAACAGGTCAAATATCGCAAAGCCATAAGTGAACATGCGAAACTACTTGACAGATTTGTAACACAAGCAGTTGCAAATGAAGTTAAGGAATTAAGAGCTGATCGTAGTCGTGTTGCTGAGCATGTATCTAAACTCGATGAGTTTGTTACTGAGCAGTTAGCAGAGGAATTAAAAGAATTCCACGATGATAAGAAAGCCCTTGTTGAGCAGAAAGTTAAAATGGTTCGTGAAGGCAAGAAACAACTTGCTGAAGCGAAAAAAGATTTCATTAAGAAAGCCGCTAACAAAGTCGAAGGCGTTGTTAACAAGGTTATTACTAATGAAGTTAGATCGTTTAAAGAAGACATCACTAAGGCTCGTGAAAATGACTTTGGACGTAGAATTTTTGAAGCATTCGCAAATGAGTACAATTCATCGTACTTAAACGAAGCTAAAGAAATTAAAAAAGTTCAAAAAGAATTAGCCAAAATGGGTAAGCAATTAGCAGAAGCACAAGCACAAGTAGCATCTCACAAGGATGCAACTAAGTTGGTTGAGACTAAACTAAGAGTAGCAGAAGACAAGTATGCTCGTAAAGAGAAACTTAACAGTCTTTTAGCACCATTAGGCAAAGAGAAGAAAGAAATTATGTCAGACTTACTTGAAAGTGTTAAGACAGAGAACTTAGAGAAGCAATTCGACAAGTATCTTCCATCAGTATTAGATGGCGAAACACCAAGAGTGAAGAAGACATTATCAGAATCAGTAGTAAAAGAACACACTGGTAATAAGAAGGCATCTGCGAAAGTGGAAGCCGATGACACTACGGACGTTGTCGATATCGACTCGATCCGTAAATTAGCCGGACTTTCAAAATAATAGGAGTTAAGAGATGGCAAATTTATTTGAAAGCAACTGGTCCGCAACCAAAGATGCGTTGATGGAAGGTCTTAGTGGCCAACGTCAAAAAACTATGGATGTGGTCCTCGAAAACGCAAAGCGTCATTTGTCAGAGGCCGCAACCGCAGGTGCAACAGGTGCAGGTTCAGTAGCAACATTAAACAAGGTAATGTTACCTTTAATCAGAAGGGTTATGCCTTCTGTAATCGCTAACGAGTTAGTCGGCGTTCAGCCAATGACTGGCCCAGTTGGTCAAATCCACACACTAAGAGTCCGTTATGCGGAAACAGGTGGTGGCGCAACAGCAGGTGATGAGGCTCTTAGCCCATTCAAACTTGCTAATTCATACGCTGGTTCCCCAGACGCCACAGCGGCGGCTGAAGGTACACCAGGCCGTAAGATGAGCATTCAAATCTTGAAAGAAACTGTCGAAGCTAAGACAAGACGTCTAAGCGCAAGATGGACTTTCGAGGCTGCACAAGATGCAGAAGCAATGCACGGTGTTGACGTAGAAGCAGAAATCATGCAAGCTCTTGCTCAAGAGATTGTTGTTGAGATCGACCAAGAAATTATTGGTTCACTCAGAACACTTGCTGGTGCAGGCACTACATTAAACTTCAGCGGTTTAAGTTCAGACTATACTCCAACATACGTTGGTGATAGACATGCTCTTTTAGCGATTGAAATCAACCGTGCGGCAAACAGAATTGCGGCAAGAACACGTCGTGGCGCTGGTAACTACATCGTAGTTTCTCCAGAAGCATTGACTGTTCTTCAGTCAGCATCAACTTCAACATTCGCAAGAACAACTGAAGGTTCATTCGAAGCTCCTACAAACACTAAGTTTGTTGGTACATTGAATGGTACAATCAAAGTGTTCGTGGACAACTATGCGGCTGACGGTACTAAAGTACTTGTTGGTTACAAAGGTTCAAGCGAAACTGATGCTCCAGCATTCTACTGCCCATATATCCCATTAATGAGCACAGGTCCAGTTATGGATCCA